TCTCCATCTCTACCATCTTTGCCGGATAATCCAGGATCACCTTTATCGCCTTTATCACCTTTGTCACCAGATTCTCCCTTTTCTCCTTTTTCACCAGCAGGACCGATATCTCCACGATCCCCTCTTTCGCCCGTGTCACCCTTCTCACCTTGTATTCCTTGAGGTCCCTGATCACCTTTTGAACCCTGTTCTCCCTGTTCGCCCTTGTCGCCCTTTGGTCCTTGTTCTCCTTGATCACCCTTACCTCCTTTATCACCTTTGTCCCCCTTCTCTCCTTGAATACCCATCTCACCTTTATCACCCGGCCAACCAGTCCAACCTGTTTCACCTCTCTCACCAACATCACCTCTATCACCCTTGTCGCCTGGCATTCCGGGCAAACCACGATCACCCTTATCTCCCTTTGGACCGGGTAAAGGTTTAATTTCTTCTTTTAATTCTTTTGCTAATTGTTCTTTTAATGATTTCTTTAAGTCTTCAATTAGTAATAATGGGGGTTCTTCTTTTAGTTCTTCAACGAGTACTTGTTTTGCTGATTCTTCTATGTTTTCAAATACTCCATTTATAAACTTTTTGTTACCTTTTATAAGAAGAACAGAACCATTGCTGTCTTTTAAATAAGTTTCTCCAATACCCCAAGTAAATGTTGAAAATGTTGGAGTTGATTCTGTAACTACAGTAAAAACTTCTCCAGGTTCATATACTGAAAGATTTACTACAAGACGAACTTTTTTACCAAATTCAAAAATTGCTTCTGGTAAATTTATAGACTCTTGTTTTTTATTAAATTTGTAAAAATCCTTCATATGTCTATTTATTTTAAGTTAAATGTTTCCAGCAAAATGGGAAAAGAGGCTCAATAATATTTGAAATTGATGCTGCATATTGCTGAACTTCCCATTGGGCATGAGCATCTATTCGCTGTTTAAAGACACGGGCGAACGCTGAGAGCGATCCTGTCCACCACCACTCGGTGTATGTACCCTGTGGCAATATAGCGCGTGCTTGCTCTGGAGCAACCCCTCTTTTTAATAAATTATTATATACATTTATACAGTCTACCATGCAGGGAACAAACATTTTATCAATATCTGTAGTATCTTCAATAAACCCAGAACTTCCTTGTTTTGCACCATCGGTAGGAGCATATCTCCATCTAGGCGTATAGATCTCTGGATGAAATGTAACATAACGACGAGAAATCTCATTTTCTGTAAAACCAACCTTATGTTTAAAAAGTTGAGTTCTTACAAATATTGGTGCTTTAATTCTTAAAGTTATTTGTGGATGTGAGAATGGTGTCCAGTGATTGTGCTTAGCCAAGTAAGAAATTAGTTTTTCATCTCTCTCACCAAATTCTTCACTCTCTTTATTGAAAGAAACTCTAGCAGCATTTACTACTGTTAGATCATCTCCCATATGAGAAACATATTGCACAAATCCATTATCAAGAACTCTAATCTTATCCGTAGTACTGGTCATCGTCATAAAAATCACCTTCACTTTCTTCATCGTCACCTGGGTAAAAATCATCTGGACCGTAAGGACCATTATCATTTATTTCTTCTGTTATGTCTACACTGTCGCCAGTTTCTGCAACATTTCTTTCTTCTAAACTAAAATCGTTTATAATCACACCTGTTAAGTCTTCTGCATATTCAACTGCTTTATTAAACAACTCAGGATTTACACTCCTTAAGTATTCCATAACAGCAAAACAATATGAAACAATTGGGTGTTCTATGTGGAAACTTTCTTCGTTTTCTGATTCTGACATGTTTAAATCCTCTTCCATTGTTGAAGTTTTAACTTTGCTTCCATTCCCGAGTAAGAATTTTCAATAATAATATTTTGTAGTTCTGTGTTTGTATAGCCATTCAGGATCATATCGTTAATATCTTTTTGTTCTATGTTACTTGGCCAAATACAAACAGTTCTTCCATTATTTATTAATTTTTCTATTTGAACGACTACTTGTTTGTTTCTTGGTTCGTTATCTATAATGAAGATTAAATCTTTATCCTTCAATGGATCTGGAATGTTAGATCCATCATTCAATCCAATCATCGCAACACAATTGTCAAGAAACAGAGAATCCAACGGACCCTCTACTACAAAATACTTCTTATCATCATTCAAACGACAGAACCCATACCAGAGTCTTTCAATACTCTTATCTGCTTTGATTGTGATGTAACGAATAGCATTCTTGCTCTTTGATAATGTTCTACCTTGAATAGCAATTACACGGTTTTTTGTATTCAATACAGGAATTACAAGACGGGGTTCTTTTTCAAGTTTGACTTCAGGATCTAGTTTACTTGCAAGAGAACCGAAGTCATCCGTATAGTACAGGACACTATAAAACTCTTGTGGAATTTTTCTACCTGTAACAAATTTTCTACACGGATGATCTTCGTCTAATTCATCAATTCTTTTCAATCCATCAAGAACATTATCAGAAATATTGAACTTTGGTTGTTCAAATTTAAATTCTGGTTTCTTGTAGTTTGAATTACCATTTTCCCCATTCTTCCATCGTTCAAGAGAATATTCTTTGCAAAGAGCAGGTGATACAGATTCTAGGAATTTATACATTGTGGTTGATACTCCACAATTATGGCAACGATAAAACATATCGTTGTTTTTTGCAAAAAAGAATCCTCTAGCCTTGCTCTTATTCTTTTTAGAATCACCACAGATAGGACATCTGCAATTTGCAAGATTCTCTTTCTTCCAAGCAAACTTTGGAAGCATAGGAGAAACCATGTTAATGAATTTTTTATCAATAATTAATGACATTATCTTGCATTTGGAAAGTTATACTTTGCCCATTCACGCCACTCTGAAAGTTCTTCATCACGAATATTTGGTAATGCTGCTAAACGCTGTTCTAGTGTGCGAGTATCATCATCACCTATAAACTGAACTTGCTTCATTGTAATTTCTTCTGCCATAATATCTCCTTAATTAGTCCAATCTTCTGATTTTTTAAATTTACGAAAACTAAATTTGGAAGTGTACTTATTATCATGCCCTTCCGACCCAACATCTTCATCCTCTCCAGTTCCAGTCAATCCATCTTGTGCTGATGCATCAAGATTGTATAGTTTCATCTTTGCACGATTGATACCAATAACAAACTTACGATTACTCGCAAGATCATTATATCGATTCTTCAACTGCTTCACCATGACTTGATTTCTCTTATCAAGTTCTTCAGTCGCAATAATCGCAAACATGAAATCTGCTGTTGCTGGCAAACCAAATGATTCTGAAGTATTCTCAAGACCGAAATCGGTATTGTTGTAACCTTCACGATTCACCTGAGTTGCAGAGAACACCGGAACACCAAGTTCAACTGCAAGACCACGAAGTTCTTCTGCAATTGACTTAATGTAAGTATAGGAATTCACAGAACCACCCTGCTTCATACGGGCAGATGCACAAATGTTCAGATAATCAATAAAGATGATATCAGGAACAAACTTCTTCTTGAGTTTCAATTCATTGACAAGATATCTGAAGTGATTCACATGTGCAGTTGCAGTTGGATATTCCTTGATGATAAGTTTACCAGTAACTCCTCTAGTTGCATTGAATAACTTCTTTGCATAGACTTGCTTTGGTAAAGACTTTAGTTCATCAATTGTAATATCCATGATATTGGCATCGATACGCTCTGCTATTCTTTCTTCTGCCATCTCACAGGTGATGTATAATACATTCTTGTTTTGTATCAAACAATTTGCTGCTTGGTGACAGAGGAATAGAGACTTACCAACACCAGTACCTGCGATTACGATGTTTAGAGTTTTTGTAGCAACTCCTCCCTTCGTAATATCATTGAAGAACTCCAAATCAAATGGAATCTTCTTTTCTACCGTATGATAGAATTCATATCGCTTTTCTGAATCCTTGATATAATCGTGACCGATATTTGTATCAAAAGATACTGCTAAAGCATCAGAAAGAATAGATGGAAGTGCTTCCTTCGTATGTGTTTGTGACTTTCCATCTATGATATGAATCGATTCAAGGATTGCATTATAGATTGCTTTATCCTTGCAGAACTTTTCTGTCTCATTCACAAGCCACTGCTCATCCTGTTCAGAGGTTGAGTAGTCGTTAATTTTCTGTAACATAGAATCATACTCTTGTTGAGTTAGATTCTTGTTGTTAGACAGATCTACCAGTAGTGCTTCTTTAGTAGGAAGTTTATTATACTTAGAAACAAATTCTGATATGGTCTTATAAATGACCTTATCTTCCTTTGACTGGAAGTACTCATCCTTTAGGAATGGTACAACCTTTCTAGTATAATTCTCGTTGTAAAGAAGATTTTCTAGAATTACTTTTTCAACAATAGAATTCATTCTTCAGTTTCTTGTTCGCTTGCTCCTGCTCCGTACTTGAACTCGACTGCAACCGCTGCTTCGAGTTTTTCCATTACTTCCTTGGTAAAATACTTCTCTGGCTCTTCGATGAGGTTCTTCTCGAATGCCTTGCTACCATCTGGAAGTTCAATACGGGTTGAAACCTTCTTGAATATACCATGCTTCAGAGCCAAGTCAACAAGTCCGTAGTACTTATTTAAACCACTATCGTAGTTTAACTTAACATCTACCATCTGGTTTTCCTTAGTAAGACGACTCTTGTATAACTTGCAGTGAATAATGTTGCCAACTACCTGTCCTTCTGAATTCTTATCCTTCTTCTTTGAAAGATAAACAATGGTAGAAGCAGCATACTTTAGACCAGAACCACCTGACATTTCCTTGGTTGGAACATAAGAACCAACAACATCATAGGTGTGATTAGTCATTAGTAGAGGAATACCAGCCTTACCTAACTTAAGAGTAAGTACACGGAAGGTGCTCTTGATAACCTGTGAACGGGTCATATCACGAACTTCCTTACCCTCTGCAGTATCTGCCATTTCCTTACTGGTTGACAACATACCAAGTGAGTCTAGAACAACCATCATTGGCTTACGATCTTCCTTTGATTGCTCCATGTACTTGTCAAGAATCTTGATAAGTTGTAGACGAAACTCTTCAATAGTTGCTACAGGGAACACAGCAACTTGCTTAGAGTTAACACCACGACTGATAAACATATCAGAAGTAACTGCTTGCTCTGTATCGAAGTAAAGAACAATACCATCCTTGCGATCCTCAAGGAACTTCTTCACAATACCGATTGAAAAATAAGTCTTACCAGTTGCAGACTCACCTGCTAGAGCAATGATCTTATTATCAGGAATACCACCATAAAGCGAACCTGAAACCAGAGCATTGAATGCATAAGAACCTGTATCAACAAATCCCTTTACATCGCTTCCCTCAAGACCATCCTCAACTAGTCCTGCATATTCATTACCAGAAGACTTAATAATATCATCAATAAAACTCATTTTATTCTCCTCTATTGTTTAATGCCATTTGTTTTAATGCATTTATATAAATTTCATTTAATTTTTCAGTAGACATTTTATCCTTAAAATGGTCTAACACTATTTTAGGATCCATTCCCAATTCTAAATGACCTATGAAATAATTTCGTATCCTATCATCCAATGTCAATGGATATGGTACTCCGTCAGGTCTTCCAAATCTATGTAACCATCTTAAGAACGGTAAACATAATGCCTTTTTACCATTCTTCCTATATTTTTCATGAATGTATCCCTCTTCACCACCGAAACCAGAAAACAGTTTATTAAACCCCAACCATGAATCCTTTCTACAGGTAAAAAGACCCAATCCTTGAGAAGGAATTTCAAAGGGCGGAGATTCTATAGAAATACCTCTTTCATCTGTTCCCCATGTACCCCACATACTATCTCTCCATTTTAAATCAAAATGAGTAGAAATATTTTTTAAATCATCATAAATTAGTGGACCTTGTAATAAATTTCCTTCATCTCTACCACTATCATAAAATGCAATTAATTTTTTAAGTGCTTTTGGTTGTATCATTACATGCGAATCTATACACATGACATATGGGGTATTTGCATATTCAAATACTTTATTTCTTGATTGTGATGTCCCGTTATTTTCAGGAAATTTAATATATTGTTTGGGTTCCATTATATGACCCATCAAATCACTATTATGTTTTCCATGACTACTTTCAGGATTATTATCAATGATAACAAACTCAATGTCATCAAGAACTTCTTTATGAAACATTCTAATAGATTGAATGGTAAAATACAGTCCATGAAAATCATTATAGGTTGCCATACCTATAGTAAGTTTTCTATTCATAATACACCTGCTTGAATTGCCTTTTCCAACATATACGACGCTTCACGGCATTTCTTTCTCTCTTCAATCAACTCATTGTAATAATCTAGACTTGCTTTCTTATCTCTTTGAGATCTATTAATATAACTCTCAAGATCAAGAAGACGATTCTTAACTAGTTGCTGAAGATATTCTACTAATTCATTCTCTTTCATATGAATAAACTCTCCAATGTTGTCCTTCTCTCAAGATCCCAACCTATGACCTTAACGATAGTAGAGAGAGGTTCTATAAAGCTCTTTTCGAACTGCTTATTGTAGTCGATGTAGTTATGCAGTTCAAGTTCTTTTGGCAAAGTATTTGTAAATGAAATGACATGTTCACCAATTGGATTTGGTGTTTTCAAATAAACAAACTTGACCTTTTCACCATCTTTAATTACAGAATACTTCTTTGTTAATTTGTGTTTTTTGATGTAGTGATTGAATAACAGTGCACCTTTCACGGCAATTGGTGTAGACTTCTTGTAAATACTTGAAGAATCAGAATATTCATTTACTCCATTACACCCTCGTGGAAATGCAATTGCTTCCACAGGAGAAGTAATAAATTCATTTTTAAATTCATCTTTAAAAGAAATCAAAGCATCTTCGTCGGAATTCATAATAATATGAATGGCTTTCTTCAAACCATCACGGACAATTTGTGGAGTTGAAGAACGAGTTGTTTCGATACCCATGATCTTCATCTCTGGTTCTTTCAGAAGCACATTGTCCTCGCCCATCATTACATTCAACATGTATCGTTTCTTTGCAGTCCAGATTCCCTTACTGGAGATAGACTCACGCTTCATATGCATCTTTTGATCATATGCATTCATGATTTCTGCAAGTTCATTATACTTCTTCTCAATAAATGGATTTATGATGTCATTACATGCCTTGTCCAAGAACTTAACTACCTTCTCATTATCAGGTACATTACCCTTGAAAGACTTCTCAACTAGTTTATCAAGACAGAGATAAACAGAGTCTGTATCTGATGCAATAACATAATCAACTCCTGTGGTTCCAATGTTCTTGTTCAGGAAAACATTCAAAGCATTCTCAATCCAACGAATAGACAATTGACCGGATACAGTGATTGCTTCTGCAAGATCAAGATCATAATAACGGAAGTATTGATTACCTACAGCACCGAAGGCTGAGTTCAATTGAATCTTTCGAACCAACTGGAAGTTGTGATACTTACTAATATCAAACTTGATTTGTTGTTCTTCTTCCTTGCTCAGATTCTTCTCGTTCTTTAATCTGCGCTTCGAGTCCAACATCTTCTCCTTGTACATCTTGCGTTCTTTGTACATGGTTTCCATGAGTTCTGCTAGGAATCCCTGCTTGTCTTTCTTGAAGTAGACACCATTTGCAGCCATGCTAAGATTTTTTTCACGAATTGTATTCTGATGATCTGTTAGTTGTAGGAACTGCTTCTTAGATTCTTCGCTGTTTGGATATAGGACATCTTCCGGTCGAAGAGTTCCGCGCTTGCCCATTTCATGCTTCATCTCAGGTGAGATGTTATACTGCATGATAAGATGTGGATAAAGAGAATCCAAATCGAAGGATACAATCCACTTATGCATACCCACTTGTGGTTCTTTTACATATGCACCAACAAATGCAGTATCCTTCTCTTCGATGTTCTTCTGTGGAATTACAATCTTCTTTGCATTCAAATAATGATAAATGATTGTATCCCAAGTTCGAACTTGAGAAAACACATCAACTAGATTTACCTTTGCAGAATACGCAAGAGCGAGAGCGAGTTCAAGAAGTTTAAGTTTCTGTTCAAGTTTGACTACGAGATCAACATCCTTCACATTATACTGAACAAACTTCTGAAAGTCTCGTGTGTACATGTCAAGAATACCATCGAATCCTTCGAATGATGCTTTCTTCTCACCAAGTTCTGCATATGAAATATGATTGAGACTATAAGACTCTTGAGTTACGAATGTAAACTTCTTGTAGAGATCAAGGTAATCTAGAATAGAAACACCCAACAGATCATAAGCGATCTGTTCTCTCTGCATGATGTAAACTTTACGAGGTTTAACAATACCCCAAGGAGAAAGTTTACCTGCTTCACCATCACCAAATAGGTTTGTAATGCGATTTACAAGATAAGGAATATCGAAGAACTGAATGTTCCATCCGGTAATAATATCAAAATCATAATACTTCCACTGCTCAATAAACGCTTGAAGCATTTCCTTTTCAGAATCATACTCAAATACCATATGATTGTTCTGAACAGGTTTTGCTCGACCAAGACAATAGGTATGAATTGTTTCCTTACCTTGTTGTAGGAAACGAACAGTGATAATATTAACCTTCTGATCTGCTTTCTCTACTGTAGGAAATCCATCCTCACATTGCGTTTCAATATCAAGATAGCAGACCTTCAGAGTGTTTGGGTCATACTCTAGATTTGGAAAACGATCACCAATAAACTGATACTGATAATCCGTATTACCATAGATCTGATAACCCTGAACATCCTTGTATTCTTCAATCATTTCTCTACAATCAGAGATAGAATCAAATTCAAAAGGAACAACTGGAAGATTGTCCAGAGTTCTCCAAGGAGTAGTCTTGATCTGATCTGGTCCTGCAGGAACATAAAGAGTTGGAGAGAATTTGATCTTCTCTCTTACTCTCTTACCATTCTTGTAACCAGTGTACAGAATAGAGTTGCCACGAACAGAAACATGTGTATAGAATTCACTCATTCCATTATAGTAGTAAGAGGGGATACTTCTTCTGCATAACGCTTGTATGATAGTGCATGATACTCGGGATTCAACTCAATTCCCAAATAATTTCTATCATTCATGCAGGATACTATCCCCGTAGTTCCTGAACCAGAGAATGGATCAAGAACAGTTCCTCCCACTGGACAACCCGCTACGATGCAAGGTTTGATCAAATCCAACGGGAATGTTGCAAAGTGTGCTCCCTTGTATGTATTGGTAGCAATGCTCCAAACATCACGCAAGTTTGCAGTTTCATAGTTTTTATTAAATCCTGAATGTGCAGAAAGACCAGTTTGCTCTTGCCATTCCTTTGTCTTTCTCTTATGTCCATTCTCTGTGCGCTTATCCTCTGGATGCTTCGCAACAGTTTTTGTGGATTCAATATCATAATAATAATTCTTGTTTTTTGCAAGTAGGAAGAAATATTCATGTGATCTTGTAGGACGATCCTTCACGCTTTCTGGCATTGGATTTGTCTTGTGCCAGACAATATCGCTGCGTAGAATCCAACCATCCTTTTGCAAAGCAAAAGCAACCAACCAAGGAACACCCAAAAGATTCTTGTTCTTTCCAAAGGTATCCCCTATGTTCAACCATAGAGTACCATCATCACGAAGGACTCGTTTTACACCTCGGAATACCTTGACCATTTCGTTTACATACTCTTCAGGTGTATCTTCTGCACCAATCTGATCATCATTGTGATAATCACGAAGAGCAAAATATGGTGGAGATGTCACGCAAGTATTGATTGAACCCTCTGGGAGAGAATTCAATATCTCACGATTATCACCAAGAAGAACTTCAAACTTTGGCATTCTTGTCCTTTACATATGAATGAAGAAGAACCATATAATTGATTACATCAACTATTGTATCCTCAAATGATTCATTTGCAACTTCCATTTTACCAGATTCTACAAATGAAGAAAGACGACTCATTTTATCTGTAAGTCGAACAAGCATAC